GTTCGGAGAGCATATCACTCCTGGATACCTACCGGAAGGAACGCCTGCGTTCGCTCTCGGAGTAGATGCCAGACTTGGAACCCTAATGTTTCAGTGGTCTACACTGAAATATAAAGATTTCATGTCCAAGTATGATATTGACAAGAAAGACACATATCCTATAGGACGTGTATCAATTGTCAAAGAACCGGGGAATAAGATAAGACCAGTGACCTCGTCAGAGACGTGGTTAAATACTTATCTCTCGCCAGCGGCACACACTTTGCGGGGCTTCCTTGAAGCTCTGCCTGCGTGCCGTGTAGGCTTGAGTGAGTCGAACGGGTTGTTCAGATTCTCCCAAGAATACAAATTAGAACCAAATATTGAAGACTTCATCTCAACAAGTGATATGACGTCTGCAACGGACAGAGCAGCACACGAAACAGGTTTCGGTCTACTCAGTGGTCTAATTGACGAATTGTTTTCCCAAGGAGCTCTTAATAAGAGCGAAAGGGATTACCTTAAAAGAGCAGCAGCTCTTCTAACGACACCCAAACGGCTTTCATTGAAAACCAAAGGGTACGAGAAGAGGCTGATCAAAGCGGCGTTGGAGAAAGGGGAAATTGACGGCATCTTTGATGGCGACAGTTTTCTATTTTCCAACTTCCGAGGAATTATGATGGGAGACCCCTTAACCAAGATAGTTCTAACTATCTCAAGTTATGGAGCCTGGAGAGCTTCCGTGAAGGGACAACAGAATGATGTCAGAGACTTCAGACTGGTGACTTCACCTCATTTAATAAGAACTTATTCAGATGTCAAAGCCTACACATGTGCAGGGGATGATCACCTAGGAATAGGTTCAAAGGAAAGTCTTATGAGAATACCCGTAATCATGGAATCCATGGGTTACGAGATTTCGTGGGACAAGTACAATATAAATCGAAAGTATGTATCTTATTGTCAACTTTTCGGAATGTTGCCGAGTTATAACCCGGTAACAACCGCCAAGTCTGTTATTAACAGAAATGACAACAAATTCATTCAGATCGATGTTCCAAAGTTAAGACTTTTAACCCAGTTTCAGAAAATGGGAGGAAAGGAAAACTTTGATAAACCAGATCCTTTGGTCGGCAAATCACTCCAAATGTCTAAAGACATTGAGTATATGCGCGAATCATTGGAACTTGAAAAGGTTAAAAGTGACGATGGGTTGTGTGTATATTACACACGACTCAAAGCATTTATAAACCTGCAGACGGTTTTCGTCAGGCTTCTCATGCCATCATGGATGGAATGGAAACTGATCGTAAACCCAATGACTTATCTACCGCCGGAATTCGGTGGCTTAGGTCTGACGCTACCTTTCGACATGTCGATAAGGGAGAATCAGAAAGCCAAGGAAATCGCATCTCGTTGGACGGTTAAAACCGAACAACCGAGATTCGACGACAAAGTACAAGAATGGGAAAGAGGTGTTAGGATAACCAATGTCTTAATTAATAAATTAATTAAGGCAGGAATGACTAAGAACCTTCCCGAGAAAGAAATGATTGAACAGGCGAAGGAAGAGATAATATCTAATTCCGCCGCCGGTACCAATGTTTCTATTAGTAACATGAGGTTATGGCATTTCGTTCAAAGCAAGTATACTTGCCTTGACCGAGAGATACCCTTAGTTACGAGTAAAGAAAATGCCTATGTCGCATTGGCTCATGATCCGCAATTACAATTGCAGGTCGTGAAGAAAATGAGAGCAAGGCAGCTCCTAAAATCCAGATTGTTGGAACTTAGAAAGTACCCACAAAAGGATTCTTTTGAATGGTTAAAACCCAAACCAGTACGTTCTTATATTAGAACGGACGAACTACGTTCAGCATTGCAAACAATGTTTGTAATGCCAAGTTTGAGTATTACCAAGATGATTTTCGCTCGCGAACCTCGGATGTATCCG